GACCGGCGCACGGTGCTGATCGGTGATGCGTGCGATTGGTTCCGCAATTGGCTGCGGCACTACGGCGCGTCGTTGCGAGACCAGCCGTGATCCGGCTGCTCACTGGCGATTGCCGCGACGTGTTGCGCACGCTGCCCGCGTGCAGTGTGCATACAGTTATAACCTCGCCACCTTACTACGGGCTGCGCGATTATGGAACGGCGCAGTGGGATGGCGGGGATAGCGGCTGCGATCATGTCGCCCAGCGGTCAGTTGGTGCTTCAACGCTAAAGAACGATGGTCGGCCAAACCCAGGCATCTTGGAGCACCACAAGGTCCCTGGTGTTCCGTATCGCGACATATGCGGCAAATGCGGTGCGCGTCGCATCGACCGCCAGCTTGGGCTTGAGGCCACGCCCGAGGCGTATCTGTCGGCGATGGTCGAGGTGTTCCGCGAGGTGCGGCGCGTGCTGCGGGACGATGGCACATGCTGGGTGAATCAGGGCGACCTGTTCGTCAACAAGCAACTACAGATGATGCCAGCACGCTTCGCGCTCGCTCTGCAAGCTGATGGCTGGTTCCTCCGTTCCTCGATCATCTGGGCCAAGCCCAACCCGATGCCGGAGTCATGCACCGACCGGCCAACGAGCGCGCACGAGCACGTCTTCCTGCTCAGCAAGGCCGCTCGCTACTTCTATGATGCGGATGCGGTGCGGGAGGCGCAGAGCGAGGGCACGATAGAGCGTTTCGGCAACGGCAATGCGCCGCGCAAGCCAGCGGTGAAGCAAGGGGGCACCGATCGGCAGAGCGATACATGGCGCGATCCTGTCGGCGTGCTGGCGAATGGCCGCAACCTGCGCAACGTCTGGACCATCGCCACGCAGGCATTCCCTGACGTCCACTATGCAACTTTTCCTACAGCGCTGGTGGAGCGTTGCATCCGTGCAGGCACGTCAGAGCGCGGCTGCTGCGCGGCCTGCGGGGCGCCGTGGTGCAGGGTGACGGAGACGAACTATACGCCCGGTGGCCCGAAGCACTCGGGCAATGCGAAGGCGCTGCGCTACATCAGGGACGGCGAGCGCGAGGACAGCGGCTACAAGACGCGCCACGACACCACCACCGGCTGGTCGCCTGGCTGCACCTGCGACGCCGGCGTGGTGCCCTGCACGGTGCTGGACCCGTTCATTGGCAGCGGCACGACAGCCCTCGTGGCCGATCGGCTGCAGCGCAACGCCATCGGCATCGACCTGAACACGGACTACGCGCGCATGGCGCAGGAGCGCATCAGCCGCGACTGCCCGATGTTCGTGGAGCTGCCGCCTGCGGAAGAGCAAATATTGGAACAGGCCGACAAACAATTGGTACTGCTATGAGCTACATCGGCGTCATCCTGCTTGTCCTGCTCATCCTTCTCTTGTTCGGAGGCGGCTGGGGATATCGCAGCGGCTACTACAGCAGCTACCCGTACTACGGCTACGGCGTCGGCGGCATCGGCCTCGTAGTCCTGATCCTTCTCATCCTTCTCTTGTTCGGATACCTGCGATGAGCGGAATGCTCCCTCCTATGCCACCGCGTGGTATGCCGCCGATGGGCGGTATCGCACCCGCGCCGCCGCCCACCCTGCCGCAGATGGCCGGGCCGCCGCCGGGTGGTGCCCCCCAGCTCTCCCCGGCGGCTGGCACCGCCGCAACACCGATCCTCGGCCAAGGCCTGCTCGCGCCGAACGCCACCGCCTATCCGCCGCCAATGCCCAGCATTCCCGGGCTGTTCCCGGGCGGTATGCGTCCGACCGGCATGGAACTCGGCCAGGAGCAGGTGCTGGCGATCCTGCTGCCGAAGCGGCACGACGACATTCCCGACGACGAGACCGAGGACCTGCCGGCGGAACTGAAGCCCTACGCCAAGGGATTGCGGCCCGCCGTCCGTCCGACCGGCGCCGCGTGGCAGCAGGAGATCATCTACGAGCGGCTGGGCAAGAGCGACACGGAGATCGAAAGCATCAATCGCCACTATTTCAACGCGGCGGAAAGCTACGATGCAGATTTGTCGCGTGACCGGGTGATTGCCAGCCAGTACTACAGCGGCCAGCCGTTCGGTGACGAAGGCGCGCTAAAGGGACGTTCGCAGCTCGTCCTTACTGTGGTGCGCGATACGATCCGCAGCACGCTGCCAAGCCTCCTGCGTGTCTTCACCGGTGTTGAAGATCCAGTAAGTTTTGAGCCCATCAGCAGCGAGATAACCGGCAACGAACAGCTGTCGACAAGCTTGGCGCGGCAGGCCACAGACTACGCACGCTGGGCGCTGTTCACCGCTAACCCTGGCTGGAGCATCCTGCACGACGCCTTGCTCGATGCCCTGACGCGCAAAGCCGGCTGGGTCCGGTGGTATTGGGGCAAGAAGCAGCAGCTCCGCACGGAGGTATGCGAGGGCCTGCTCCTCCCCCAGCTGCAATTGCTGCTGGCGGAACCGGGGATTGAGACGCAGCGGATTGTGCGGCGGCCGATGACGCCAGCCGAGGTCAAGGCTGTGCAGCAGACGGCTGATGGCATGATGTATCTGAACCAGGGCGGACCTCCTGAGTATTGGTCAGCGGTCATCACCCGCAGTTCACAACAGGCCTGGCCGGTGGTCGAGGCGGTGCCGTCCGATTGCGTGTGGATTGTCGCTGATGCGGCCAATGTCGCTGATGCGCGGGCGGTGTACCACGTGCGCGATGTGCCAGCCTCCGATCTCATCGAGATGGGGCTGCCCGAGCATGAGGTGCTGACCAATCAGGACACCATGCTGCGGCCGCGGCAGCGGCGCGAGATGATCGCCCGCGATGCGGCATCGGGCTACAACATGAAGCCCGGCCCGCCGAATGACAAAAGCATGGGCTACGTCCGCTATGTCGAGGGCTGGATCAGATGCGACGCGGACAACGACCACAAGGCCGAACTGATCCACACGCACAGTCTTGGCAACGGGGCGAAGCTTATCCAGTGGGAACGCTGCGACGAAATCCCCTTGTCCTGCTTCACGCCTTATCGCGAGCCTGGAAGGGTCATTGGGTCTTCGCAGGCCGACATGGTCATGGACCTGCAACGGCTGCAGTCACGGGTGATGCGGGCGACGCTCGACAGCCTGGGCCAGAGCATGTTTCCGAGGACGGTCATGACGCTGGGCCAAGTCAACATGTCCGATGTCCGTCAGACGGCGATCGGCTCGATCATTCGGGTCGCGCAGCAGGGTGCGGTGACTGAACTCACCAAGCCGTTCACCGGCAAAGAAGCACTGCCGATCATGCAGGTGCTCGAGGCGGTCAGGGAGAGCAGGACCGGGATTACCAGGGCTTCGCAGGGTCTCACGGTTGACGAACTGCAAAGCACCGCGCCGATCGCGGTGTCACAGCAAACCAGCGCAGCCCAGGACCGGCTGGATATGATGGCGCGAACCTTGGCCGAGACGGGTCTGGCACCGCTGTATCATGGCCTGCTCAAGCTGATGGCCAGGCATCAGGACCGGCCGAACACGATCAGGATACGCGGCGCGTGGATTGCGATCGACCCGCGCGCCCTCGCCACGCAGTGGGAGGTCAGCATTAACGTCGGCGGCAAAGGCATGCCGATGGAACGGCTCGCCATGCTGGCGCAGATCGCGGGCAAGCAGGAGCAGATCATTGCCACGCAGGGATTGAACAACCCGCTGGTCGGCGTACCAGAATACAGGAACACGCTGGCCAGAATGCTGGAGACCGCCAACATCGCCGACGTGACCTCATACTTTAAAGCCCTGCCGCCTGGCTGGCAGCCGCCGCCGCCGCCCAGCCAGCCCTCGCCTGAGCAGTTGCTGGCCATGGTGCAGCAGCAGAAGACCGCTGCCGATCTCGAGACCGATCGCGGCAAGGCGCAGACGGATCGCGCCAGCATGCTGTCGCAGGACGAGCGCGAGCGTGACAAAGCCGCGCTGGACGCTTGGGTGAAGGTCTACACCGCTGGCATGGCAAACGGCTCGCCCGCGCCCAGCCTTACCGAGTTCCAGGAGGCGATGCGCAGCCAGACGCCACAGATCGGCCTGATGGCGAGCATGCCGCCGCCGTCGTCGCCGCAGCAGCCCGCGACCGGCGTGCAGTCGCTCCAGCAGCCGGGATTGCGCCAAGGCCAGGGATCACAGCTGGGACAACCGTTGTCGCCGAACGCTGCCAATCCGCTGCAGGGGCCGCGGCCGGCCAATCCCGCGATGCCGCCGACCGGCTCGATGGACCCGGCGAATGCCCAGGCGGTGCGGACTGGACTGACCGGCGGCGGGATGCCGACGGCGTATGGCCAGCTCGCCGCCAAGGCGATGCCGGGACTGACCGCGGGCATGGGCGGTCCGCCGATGCCGAAACCGGCTGGGTGAGGGCGCAAATGGGTGATTCGGTCCTCAATCGGCTCCGCCAGCTGGAATATGCGGAAAGAACCGCGCGACAGGTGGCCCTGGAGGCCGCTTGTGCGCAAAGATTGCTGTCCGACGAGGCTTTTCTCGGTTTTCTCGACCAAATGTCGGGAAATGCAGCAAATATGGCGCTCTACGCGGAGCACGCGACGGATCGGGAGATTGGCAGGATTAAAGTGCTGCTGATGGAGGAGTTGCGCGGCCGGTTAGTGCACGCTGCGGGCTATCTGGCTGAGCAGAAGGCGGAGGAGCAGCGCGGTCGCAGCTTTGAATAGCCACCGAGGGGGGACATGAGCGAAACCAACGGCGCTGCGGCGCCCGCAACGCCCGCACCGGCACCATCCGATGCTGGCATGGTCGATGCACCGGCACCGAACAGCCGGCCAGAACTGAACCTGACCGAAGCGGCACGTCTCCTCCGGCGGGCCAGGAACCAGGGCGAGCAACGGCCGGAGACGAACCAGAACCGCAACGGTGGTTCACGTGAAACACCGGCCGCGGCAGCACCGGAGACACCCAGCGCCGAGAGCCGCGAGGGCCGCGCGCCTACGCCCAAGGGTGTCGAGGCGATGGAACGGGCGCTCGGCGTGCCGTACGGCGAACCGGAACAGACCGGGGACGACTCGGCGCCGCAGCCGGCGCCAGAGGGCCCGCAGCGAGAACGGATCGAGGTCGATGGCCGGTCCTATGACATGACCGAGCTGCGCGCCCTGGTCGCCGCCGGGCAGGACTACACCCGCAAGACGCAGCAGCTGGCGGAGCAGATGCGCCAGCTCGAGGGCCAGCAACAGGCGCTGGCGCAGTTCCTGCCGCACATCCAGCCGGAGATCGGGCGGCTGCAGCAGCAGCTGCAGGACGCGCCGCGGCCAGACCCGGCGCTGCGCCAGACCGATCCCGCGAGCTACTGGGAACAGTTCGCCCGCTGGCAGGATGCCATGGCCGAGCAGCAGCGCTTCGCGCAGATCAGCGCCCTGCAGCAGCAGGCGCGCGATGCGGCGATGCAGCAGCAGGTCGACGAAGGCAACGCCGTGCTGGCGCAGAAGTATCCCTTCTGGGCCGACCCGGCGCAGCGGGCAGAGATCCAGCAGGAGGTCGTGCGCTGGGCACTGGATAAGGGCGGCTACACCAAGGACGAACTGCGCGGGCTGACCAACCCGCGGTATCTGGAAACCATGATGAAGGCCGCCTTTTTCGACAAGTGGGCGGCCGGGTCCCGCACGCAG